AATACCTTTCAGCTGAGTTAAATTGAAATTATTTGACAGTTTCTTAATATCTAATCCCTGATTAAAGAGATCAATGAACTTAGCTTTGTCCTCTTCTGGGTTATATTTTATTTCTTCTTTCTGTACTTCTTTGGGTAAACCTACTACCCGTACCAGATGACCACCACCAAGAGCAGCTTTTATCTTTGGATTCATCTGCTGCTGAAGGTTAAGTTCTACCGTTTGACCTTTGGTAATGGTTAACCCAGTTTTCATATCATGAAAAACCGAAGCATTTTCTCCGAGTTGTACTGTTATATTAGCCATAGTTGAATTTTTTAGTTAAATGAAGAAATCCCGAGACCAGGTGTATTATTCCTGATCCCGGGGTTTAGATAATTACTTTTCAATACTTACAGTGATATAAGGATCAACTTCCATATATGCTGGGAAACCATTTTCACTGAATTTCTTAGTACCATCTAAGAGGATAGCAGCATCCTGATACATCTTAGAGAAACCAGTAGTAATGGTAGCATAAGTAGCTTCAGTCTGGTTAGAAACAATTCGTTCAGATTCCAGCATTAACTGACGGGCCGTTAATTTAATCAGAGCTGCACGAGGATCTACTAACAGTAACTCATTGTCAGGTACACCAGGGTGAATATAGAAATCAGCACTGTTAGGAACTGGAGTCTTCAGGTTAAGAGTTGCCATGGTAGTACCAGACTGACGATTCTTGAACTCTGGTAAGTCCAAAATATCAATAGCCTGTTCCTCATCACCAACCATGGTTTTAAAGTTACGACCTAAACGAGAAGCACGTACCCAAATACGGAGTAAATCCTTATACTGGATACCAGCAGCAGTATCACCAACACCAATTACCGGTGCAGACTCAGAACCATCAGACTGGTTACCATTGATAAGTACATCCAGAGCTAAACCATCCAAAGCATAACCCAGCTGAACACCAAAGTCACGCAGGAAAATGGCCATTACATCCAGAGAAACGTAGTTACGAACTTCATCAGTAATTTTAAAACCACGACCTACTTTGAAGAGGCTTACTGATTTCTGTCCAAAACTTACATCCCCCAGTGGAATGGTTTCAGCTTCGTTTACTCGAGAAGGAGCAGCATCGGACGGATTAACAAATGGCATAATAGCAGTTAACCCATTGATTGCCTGATCAGAAGCTATGATATTGGGATAGAATGGAGCTTCTTTCATACCCAAATAGATAGCACTACGGATGATTTCTGGTACCAACCAACGAATGCTCTGATCAGGCATAGTGAAGATATTGTGCATAGTATCCCGCTTAACATTTACTTCCAGTTTATCATAGTAATCGTTAAGGGAAAGACCATAGCAATTCTTTACGAAATCTTCCAATGAAATATCAGTGGGTACTTCATCCTTGTTACCCTGACGGAAGGCATCGAGCTGGGAAACTATCTGTGGCAACTCTTTACGGAAATCAGCTGCCTTCATGTTTTCAATATTTACAGTACTCATTACTTTCTAATTTATTGGTTTAATGATTATTTTACGAGGACCTGGATTAATTCATCAGCTGCCGAAGCTGGGGTAATGGCAATAAAGTTAGTTGCTGTACTTGCTGCAGCATTAGTATATTTTACATACTGGCTATCATTTGCTGGAGCACTTGGAGTTACATACCCAGCAGTAACTGCTGCCGTAGATATACCATATACAACTGCAAAAGCAGATACCATTACCGTTACTTCATCACCTGGATATGCAGGGAACTGACTGTTGGTAACAGCTATACCCAGGTATACAGTATTTGCAGCACCTACATAAGGACTGATAGTACCATCTGCATTTAACATTACAGGCTGACCCTGGATGATGGTATCACCAGCTTTGAATACAAAAGCCTGGTGAAGTTTGTGAGATTCACTTTTGTAAATAACCGTCTGAGGAGTAGGTACCCCTACTTTAGCCATCAGTTGTGGATTGTTCAATTTCATAATAAATATTTGTTATTTGGTTTTGGCAATATTTTTCATTACACTTACAATATTATACCCAGTATCTTTTCCTGCCTGACTACCCTCGGTATCAGTGTTAGCCATACTAGAAGCACGATTTACATTTTTAGAACCACAATCTGCACAGTGAAGAGGGAATTTTTCTTCTACCCGAGCATCATAAGTAGCTTTTAATGAAAGTAAAGTTTCTACGTTAGTAGTATCTGCTTCTAACAAAGATAAGATATTAGCATCTACCTTATCTTCATCTACTGTCTTTTTGTAAGAAGCAATGGTAGCTTCCCGCACATCTTTAAGATGAGCTTCTCCCAAGCTTACCATTTTTTCATTTAACTTAATGGTTTCTTTTAAAGAATCTACCTCTTCTTTCAGAGAGGTAACTTCTCCCTCTGCCTTGGTCTTTGCCTCAGACAGACTCTGATTCTCAGATATAATATATTTAATCTGAGAAAGAGCAAGCTCAACAGTTGGAGTAGAACCTTCAGCTAAGCTGAGCATGTCCTGTCCGAAGAGTTGCTCAAGGAATTTTTCAACTTCGTTCATATTATTATTATTTTGTGGGTTTTGGTTCCCCTCATTAATAAATTTACTGGTATTGTGCATCGTATCAACTTGATGAAGTCCCTTGAAATCATAGTATGAGATCTTAGTTTTCAAGGTATCTAAGTCCATTGGTTGAACATCAGCATAGGAATAGTACCTTGCACCAGCATAATCAGGATTATTTATCTTACCATTAGCTATTATCTGAGCAAATGGATCAGCTCCATGAGATACTAGAGAGGTTTCCCTATAAGCTATAATCTTCTTAGCTATTCTTCGTACTAAGCTACCATCATCTAACTTGGTATTAAATTTTTCTCTAAACTCAGCATCTGACATATTATGAGATTTCTCCCATTCAAACATTACAGTTACTGAATTAGAATGGATAGATGGGGGGTCCATTAATATTCCTCTGGCAATCCTTGGGTTGGCTTTAGCATCAATCTTAAGAACTCCATTGATACCACCTGGAATTACTACCCCATTATCAGCTTTATAGGAATCTTGCCAAGAAACTGATTTTACAGAACCTATAGCATTTCCTATTTCTGTTTCATGGTCACAGTTTACAGTCTGACCAACTAACAAGTTCATAGAAGCTTTTAATACTTCTTCTGGAAACTCGGTTGGGTTATAATCTTTAGCAACTATACAATTGGATAACAAACGAAATACTGGTTCTATAAACTCACTATCCTTAGGATTTAAATCTTCTTTTGTTACATTGGGATAGTAAGTATTATAATCAGTATTAGCTCCAAACAACCCATATTTTTCAGTGTCTACCTTAGTGGACTTAAAGTAATTTTCTGAAAATGATTGTAGTGGGATTGTTCCTGGTAAGTGGTTTGCCATTACACTGTGGCCACCACTTAAGATCATGGTGTCTGTAAATTTTAAATCTGGCATAATATTATAGTTTATCTTGGTCTGGAATCTTGATCTGCTCTCTTTGGAACTGTTTTATTCTTATCTCTAGTTTTTCTATCAGAGGTATCTTTATCAGCCTCTCTCTTTTGTTTTTTGGCAGAATCTTGGGATGAAGAAACCCCCTCTGGTTCTTCCATTTGCCTTGGTTCTTTTTGATCTGGTTTTTCATAACCCATTGACCATGCAAATTCTTCTTGACTAATGATGCCCTGGTTATAAAGGCTTACAAGATTACGAATCTTATATTCAATACCCTGTTGAACCTTGAGTTCATCAGATATAGTGGAGGTTCCAAATGTAACTACTACACCTTTATTATTATACCCCGCTAGACGTAATTCTAGAGTGTATAAAAATTCCAAGGCATATTTCAATAGCATTTGAATATTTCTTAACTGGGATATCATTTTTGATAATAATATACCAGTTCCACCCTCTGTTAAGTTATTTTGAACCCCTATAAGAGAACCATTTACCCCTAAACCATTAGCAACAGATTGTTGATTCATTGCCCATGGTTTTTCTATATTACCTATCTCTTTAGTAGTAGAATTTAGTTTAAACTCATGATCATCCTTGAAACCAACCACTATGTTGTCTTTAAGACCTTCTCTAAGATTGATTTTAAGTTTACGGAGGATATGTTCCAACCTTCTAGCATAAGCATCCCTGGATTCACTTGGATTCATTGTGGGTTTCTCCATCTTAGCTTCTAAGAAACCAACCATACCAACTAATTCCATGATATGTTTGAAGTTTACTCTCATATCATGTTGACCCTTGAGAGAATCGAGAGCAGCCATAAATGGAGGTACTCCGTATGGTTCATCAGTATCATTATACATACCCAGGTATTTGTAAGTCTCATTGTTCAATTTTATGAACTCTGGTTTCTTACTAAGTACCTGATTAGGATTTTTTTGATAGGGATGATATACCCCATCATTTAGTCTTCTGAAATATATCTGTTCTGGGTTAATGAATAATACAGTAGAGATACCATTCAAATTGTTATTTGGAACTGCTTCTATAGAAATAGCTCCACTGGTAAGACATTGTACAGTAAATTTATTTACCAAACCATCTATACCAGCTGTGTATTTAGTCCAAGACTTAGAAGCTAACATTAAATGTTCTCTCATCTTAGTAGCTTCTTCTGGAGTATTTTTAGGGAAAGATATAGTATGACCAGTGTTAGCTAACTTAAACATGTCCTGTAAAGCTATGCTAACATCAGGATTGACTTTATATAAATCCCTAATCAATGGTATTACATCTCTACGAAAAGAGGATTCTACCAAATTAGTAAAATCCCGTAAAGATAAAACTAATCCACTTCCTTGAGTATCTGGTTCCGATACTCTTCCAGGAGATATCGCTCCCACCTTAGGTGAGTCATCTCTTATCTCTGGAGCTTTTAGTGATTCTTTAGGTTTTCCCCTACTGAACCATGTTCTTGGGTCCAAGATTGACATAATATAATGATTTTGTATGTTACAATGGAAGTATTACCGTGTTTCTATTAATAGTCTTCCTGATATGGTTACATATAGCTTTTCCAAATATATCATCATCAGAATAAGCCTGACCTTCCAAATCTATATCTACTGCAGAATTATTCTGTCTATGTTTACCCATTGCAACTGGTCTTCCCATACCATCATAGATGAATGTATAAGCTTCTTGTACAAAGAATGGATCCTTAATGATAACTTCATCTTCCCGGATATCCTTTTCAAGACCTTCAACTATAAGTGAACGGTTCTTTTGAGTAGTTAACCAACCTGGAATCTTTTCTTCTTCTGGTCTAGATTTACCCTTCTTCTTAAGAAGTTTAGTTGAGTAGTATAGGTTGGGATAACCCTCATCTTGTAGCTTAATAACTACTGCCATTCCAATATCATTGGATTCTGGAGCTATCTTAGCATAGTTGAATTTCTCCCCAGTATCACCAAGGAGTTTAGCATACTTATCCAATGGTATCTTACCTTTGTAAACTACTGCTTCTTCCCCATCCTTTGACATACAAGTAAATGATGAGTAGTCAGTACCACGACCAGTAGCACAGTCTGCACCAATGAAATAATCAGTGTTAGGATCTGGTTCATTAAATTCCCTGTATTGACCACCAAGCCTCATTTTGATTGGTGGGTATTCAGTGAGCATTTCTTCTATGCTTTTGATATCAGCTAGATCAAATACTGTATTACCTGATGATAAGAAGTCACCATCAATCTCCTGGGCAGTTCTTTTGGGACCAAGAGCAGTTGCC